AAACATCATACTGAGATTATTAAAATCATTGGTAGTTATTTTCGCACAGTTAGTCGTTGTGGATTTTTATCACTTCCAGTTGGTGGAACTGTTGGTAAACATATTGACATTGGCAGTTACTATCAATCAAGAGATCGTTATCATCTATCCATTCAAGGAAGATATAGATACTTTGTAGGTGATGAACATTATGATGTTGAGCCAGGAACATTACTTTGGTTCAACAATAAACTTCCACATGGCACAGAGAATCTTGCAGATGAAGTAAGAATTACATTTGTATTCGATGTACAGAACCCGAATTACATTTGACTTGCAATCAGAACTACTGTATAATAACAAATTGTAGGAGATAAAATGAAACTGTTAAAATTTTACGCATCTTGGTGCGGACCATGCAAGGGATTGTCTATGGTTATCAATGGAGCTAAAGATAAAATTAACATTCCTATTGAAGAGATTGACATTGATGAGAATATGGATGCTGTTAAGAAATATAACATCCGTGGTGTACCAGTACTGATTCTAGCTGATGATGACGGAACTGAGATTGATCGTATGACTGGTATGGCAGACGAGAAAAAACTACTTGAATTTATTGGAGATTAAATGAGTGTACTAGAAAAACTACGTAAGAATTCTACAATCAAGGACACATCTGTCCTAGCTAATTCTAAGTTCTTTCAAAAGAAAGATATGATACAAACTTCCATTCCTGTCATTAACGTGGCATTGTCTGGTCGTTTAGATGGTGGATTGACTCCAGGACTCACGATGTGGGCTGGTCCATCAAAACACTTTAAGACTGCATTCAGTCTATTAATGGCAAAGGCATATCTTGACAAGTATGAAGATGGCGTTGTATTGTTTTATGATTCTGAGTTTGGTACTCCTCAGTCTTATTTTGATTCTTTCGGAATTGACACCAAGCGTGTCATCCATACTCCCATTACTGATGTTGAGCAATTGAAGTTTGACATCATGCAGCAGATCAATCAGATTGAACGTGGTGAGCATGTTATCATTTTGGTTGACTCTATTGGTAACTTGGCTTCTAAGAAAGAAGTTGAAGATGCCATGGATGGTAAGTCTGTTGCTGATATGAGTCGTGCCAAACAGATGAAGTCATTGTGGCGTATGGTTACACCGCACTTGACTATGAAAGACATTCCTTGTGTAGTTGTCAATCACACATACAAAGAGATCGGATTGTATCCGAAAGATATCGTTGGTGGTGGTACAGGTTCATACTATTCTGCGGACAACATTTTTATTCTTGGTCGTCAACAAGAAAAAGAAGGCACTGAAGTTGTTGGATACAATTTCATTATCAATGTAGAGAAAAGTCGTTATGTTAAAGAAAAATCTAAGATACCTGTTAGCGTATCTTTTGATGGTGGCATTAGTCGTTGGTCTGGTTTACTTGACATTGCGCTTGAATCTGGACATGTCATCAAACCTTCCAATGGTTGGTATCAAAAAGTAGATAAAGAAACTGGTGAGATGGAAGATAAAAAGTATCGCATTAAAGATACTGATACAAAAGAGTTTTGGATGCCAATTCTCAAACAACAATCTTTTATTGATTTTGTAAAAGGTAAGTACCAAGTTTCTTCTGGCGATATTCTTAAAGATGAGGACATTGCAGCTGAACTAGCGGAGATTGATACCGATGTTTAAATATGTTGTCGTAGAAAATAAGCATACAGGTTATGACGCAATAAAGTTGCTTGATGACCCATTTTCAGGTATAATTATTTCTTACGGTAAAGTTGCGTTTGACGAAGACGATGCCAATGATACTCTTAGATTAAAATTTGAGTATGAGATTCATGACAAAGCTGGTAAAGATTTTACAGATCTAAAACCTTTTGAAAAGTATCTTGGTGATCTTCTTCAGCAACTTATCCATGAAGGTCTTGCAGAAAATAATTTAACATATACGGGTGGTATTGATAATGAGAATAGAACAGGCGATCTTATCGAACCTGATTCACAGTGAAGAGTATTGCCGTAAGGTAGTTCCACACTTGAAGCGAGACTACTTTGCTGATCGTAAAGAGGCAGCAGTAGTCTCATTACTCATTAAATTCTTTGAAGATTATAACAAGCCAGCTTCACCTGAAGTGATTCAGATTGAAATTGGTAATCTAAAAGGATTTACTGATAAAGAAATTCCTGAGATGCAGGAACTGGTCAAGTTACTTGACAAAGCAGAACCAAACCAAGAATGGCTAATCGGTCAAACAGAGAAATTCTGTAAAGATCGTGCAGTCTATAATGCAATTTTAAATTCAATTAAAATTATTGATGGACGTGATAAAACTCTACAACAAGACGCCATTCCTTCTATCCTTTCTGATGCTCTTTCCGTATGTTTTGATAACCATGTTGGTCATGATTACATTGAAGATGCTTCTTCTCGTTATGATTATTACCACAGGGTTGAAGAGAAAGTTCCATTCGATCTAGACATGTTTAACAAAATCACCAAAGGTGGTTTGTCAAAGAAAACTCTAAACATCTGTCTGGCTGGTACTGGTGTTGGTAAGTCTTTGTTTATGTGTCACGTTGCAGCTGGTGCACTGTCTGCTGGTCGTAATGTTCTTTATATTACCATGGAAATGGCAGAAGAACGTATCGCTGAACGTATCGATGCGAACTTGTTGAATCTTACTATGGATGAATTGAAGGTTGTTGATCGTGACATCTATGAGAGTCGTATCGATAAGATTGCCAAGAAAACTCAAGGACATTTGATTGTTAAGGAGTATCCAACGGCATCTGCCCATGCAGGTCACTTCCGTGCCTTGCTTGAAGAATTGAAACTAAAACGTGAGTTCAAACCTGATATTGTTATGATTGACTATCTAAACATTTGTTCTAGCCAACGAATGAAACAAGGTGGTTCTATTAACTCTTATACATATATTAAGGCAATCGCTGAAGAACTCCGTGGTCTTGCAGTTGAATATAATGTTCCCATTGTATCAGCCACGCAAACTACTCGATCTGGATTTACGAATTCAGATCCAGGTCTTGAAGATACTTCTGAATCTTTTGGTTTACCAGCCACTGCCGACTTTATGTTTGCGTTGGTTAGTAATGAAGAACTAGAGCAGTTGAATCAAATTATTGTGAAGCAACTTAAGAATCGCTATAATGATCCAAATTACTACAAGCGTTTTATCATTGGAGTTGATCGATCGAAGATGAAACTATATGACGTAGAGATTTCTGCGCAAGCTGGTTTGTCTGATGCTGGTCATATGAAAGATGATGACAAACCAATGTTTGATAAATCAGACTTTGGCAAACGTATACATAGTAGTGAAGGTTTTAGTGGATTTAAGTTCTAAGGAGAATAAAATGGTAAAGGTTATTGTAGCAGATAGAAAACATGATTGTCAACACCTGCTTGGTCAGTTTGTTGATGAGAGTCACTATGACTTGTTGGTTGAAGAAGATTGTGACATTTATATGCCACTTCCTCCAGGTGCAGAGGAAACGTATGGCGAAGAACGTATCGTTTTTAAATTTCGCAAGAACTACTTCAGTAAAGAACAACAAGACCAAGCATATGCTGGTTTGCGAGAAGCTGCAATTGAAACGCAGAATCGTGGACTTGCAGCTGGACCACGTGGTGAAAAACTAGGTAATCGTGAATGGGTTACTGAGTATGAGTATGACATCGTTGATTACTTCTTGAAGCCATCTGAGAATCTTTTTGGTGAAGATCCAATTGAAGAGATTCGCAAGAAGTATGCTGGCAAGAAACCAGAGATCTCCAATCGTGCACGTGTATGGTCTATTGATCGTGTAAAGAAAGAGAAGTTCAATTTCGAAGAATGGATTGAGCATGCTCGTAAATTATCACAAGATGATGCTAAGAAAGAAGCTGTTCATGTTGCTGAAGATCTAATCTGCGCAACTACATACGCCAACTCAGTCAACTCTGGTATTGCTGGATGGTTTGATCGTTACCCACGTATTCCTTATGGTCGTGCGACAGCTTACACTGCCAAGAATCCAGAGAAGTTTGCTATGTCCTTCCCATTCCTACAGCAACTTGCTCAAGGATTTAAGGATCTTCTTCCATGGCGTTACAACAATCAGATGGAAGCTGCCAAAAAATTGGATCAATCATTCTTAGTTCCTGGAACTCCATTCACAACAGTGACTGTGAATAAAACATTCCGCACTGCTGCTCACTACGATGCTGGTGATTTCACTGAAGGTTTATCTAACCTGTTGACACTGTCTAATGATGGTAAGTATTCAGGTGGCTATTTGATTGCACCTGAGTATCGTGTTGCAGTTAATGTGCGTCCAGGAGACTTGCTACTGATTAACAATCACGAAGTTATGCATGGCAATACACCTATCGTTTGCGAAGAAGGATCTGAGCGTATATCTTTGGTAGTTTACTTCCGTGAGAAAATGCTTGAGTTGGGCAGCAAAGAGTATGAAGACTGTCGTTTTAACTTTGTTGAGTCACGCAGACTAAACAAAGAACATCCAGAGTGGCGTCATCTTTGGAATGGTGTTTCAGCTTCCATGTGGGCATCTGATGAGTGGTATGAATACTGCGAGAAAAAACTTGGTCGTGATACTTTATTAAAGTATCACCCAGAAGCTGAAAAAGCATCTTCACTTGAAGGATTCTTCTAATGTGTGGTGTCATTGGTGCGATTATTGAAAAACCTTCTGAAGAAGATTTCGATACCATTAAGCGTGTATTCCTTGAATCTAAAATTCGAGGGATGCATGCCACAGGTTTATCGTATGTCAAAGGATATCAAATCTATACTGAGAAATTGCCAGTTGCTGCTGATCAATTTCCTTTTGATTTTCCAAAGTATCTCAATGAGGATGGCAATCTATACCTAGTTGGACACTGTCGTTATAGTACTAGCGATCTTGAGTATAATCAGCCATTTAATAATGATACCACTTCGGTGGTTCACAATGGTGTGATTACTCAAGAGTTGCCAGAGAAGTGGAAAGATCTTTATGGTTACGAATGCGCCACCAAAAACGACAGTGAATTACTTCTTCATACACTAGAAGATGATAAGTGTCCCATTACAACTTGGGTTGATTCTTCTTTGGCAGTTTGTGAATTGTGGT